GGCATCGAATGCCTGCGTATCACTAGTCGTCTGATAAAGGAAGTTTTGCACTTTTCGGTAAATAATTTAATTCTTCAGCTTCATTTTGAATGGATGCTTTCATCTTAGCACTAGACTTGATTAGAGAAGCTGCCGACTCAATTTCAAGCCCTGTTACCTCACAAAAATGAAGTACAGCATCAATATACTCCATTCCTTTTCCTTTGACAAGTTTGTCAATCTCTTCTTGGAAATCCTTAACCGACTTAACCGGGTTGTGAGGAATTTCTGGAAAGTCTGTTACTGTTTGTGCTGTCATTAATCCCATAGTCCTTGGTAGTATTTCCCGAATAGGCGGTATCCGTTTGCTTTACGTTCTGTGTGGGCTTCTAAGCCCTCGCGGTCAATTTTAATTTTACCAATCTGCTCACTTATGCCAGCTTTTTCATCGACCTCAGAATGATCGAAGAATTGATCTTCGCTATTGTGATCAACATTCTGTTCAAAAGCCCAGATCATTTCATTAAGAATCCAATCCCATCTTGCAAAGTGGTTGTCGTCTGTATCATATTCACTCTCTTTTTTTGAGTTTATTGAGCGAAGGTGTTCTGGAACATCCTCATCGTCCGTGTTAGGGGAGCCGTGCTTTGTTTCTTTGAGCTGCTTAAGCATTGGAAGTACAATCTTTGCTAGAGTGTAATCCATGCTCCAAGTGTCGTACCGATCAATCTTTACAAAGTTAATTTCTGGATGAATAAAGTCCAAAAAACTTTGCAATCCTTTACATAAAGGAGTTAAACGATCCGACCATTTATCTATGATAGGCTCATTATAATCAATCTCCCGCCAAAAGAAAACTTTTTCAAGAATTTTGTACGGACTGATCCAATGATTGCGGTAACCGCCAATATAAACTTTCATATGTTCCTTAGTACAAAGCGGATTATATATCCTTACTCTATTCCAGTCAACTGCTAGAAACCTAAATATCTACTCAATCATATCATGGAAAGGTGAAATACAACATAAACTTAAAAGGTAAGCGATAATGAACTTCAAGAAAATATCCTTGACGCTTCTTTTTGCAATGATTGTTGGCGGAGCTAATTCACAAACAGCCACAACATATGATTCTAAGACACTTGTAGATACAAACAGTGCATCTACAAGCACAAGCACTGTTAACAGCAACAACGTTAACAATAACGTTAACAATAACTTAAACAACACTGTTGTAGATAGTAAGTCAGTAAACGTTAACACAAACGTAAATCAATCCACTTCTACATCTACAAATACCAACTTCCAGTTTGGTACAATGACTAACAATAACAACAATGTTAACATATCAACTTCAACAAGTGATAGTAAAAATTTAAATATCAATGATTCTAAGTCAGTCAGCGACAACAAGAATCTTAATATTAATGATTCTAAGTCAGTTAGTGATAATAAAAATCTAAACATTAACACATCAACAGCGACTAGTACGAGTGTCAATGATAATAAAAATGTTAACATAAGCACATCAGTATCTGATTCTAAACAGATTATTGATTCTTCCAATTTAAACACAAACATCAACAAATCAGAAATTACTCAGAAAGTAATTCAACCACCTCCAACAGCAGTAGCACCTACAATGATGTCTGGTGGTAACAGCGATCTTTGTACAACAGGTGTTTCTGGTGCAGTACAAACTCAAATCTTTGGTGTGTCAGGTGGTGGAACAACAAGAGATTTGAATTGTGAACGTTTGAAGCTCTCTAAAACTCTATACGACATGGGCATGAAAGTTGCCGCTGTTGCAACAATGTGCCAAGACCGTCGAGTGTTTGATGCAATGTTAGCTGCTGGTACACCTTGTCCATATGAAGGACAGATTGGTGCACAAGCTAAGGCAGCTTGGGAAGCTAATCCACATAAGATTCCAGTTTTAGAAGATCATAACAAGGATAAACAAAATGCTGCAAAGAATATTGGCTTGGGTGCTGTTGGCGCTTACCTTTTACACCGCATCTTCTAAAGCAGACATTGTAAGCGTACCAATTCTTAACGGGCAGTTTACAGTTAATGTAATGACTGGTGCGGATGCGTACCAGTTGCAACAAATTAAAAACAATCCCGCTGCTACTCAGCGCTTTATTAGCGATGATGCTAATGTAAATGTACCATTGGGGTTCACGTTTCCCTACTTTGGCCAAAACTTTACCAACTCTTGGATGTACTCCAATGGGGCTGTTAGCTTCAAGCACGGTAATGCAAGCGGAGGTTTTTGTTGCTCAGGTATTGATTTGACAACCTCAAGAGACACAAGCTTCAACTATTCTCTCCTACCACTACAAACTGATTTAATTGGCCAAACCAATAATAACTTTTATACATTGGGAACCAATACCAGCATGACTTATGGTTGGTATGGTATCAATCAATATGGAAGTGGTAACAAAAGTAGTTTTGAAGTCAAGATTGATAACACAGGCCTTGTTGATTTTAGATTTGACCAAGCATTGATAACTAGCAATCATGTAACAATCGGTATGACGGGAGATCTTACAAAAGGTGAATACTACCAATACTTTCATGGTAATGGTATTAACAGAAGCAGTTTTGGTTTTACAGGAACGTTTGGAACTGGTCAAGATCCTTGCATAGCTGACCCATTGGCTAACTCCTCGTGTGCGGGATACGCAGCTGCGTACTTAACACAACAATGCAATATCTCAGCTTTGTATGATGTTTCATGTCCCGGATACGCAACTGCTTATTTTAATCAACAATGTAGTATTTCAGCATTGTATGATACTGCATGTCCTGGTTATGCTGCTGCCTACTTCACACAGCAATGTAACGCCAATCAACTTTACAACACAACATGCCCAGGATATGCTTCTGCCTACCTAACTCAGCAATGTAATATTACTCAACTATTCAGCACATCCTGTCCTGGTTACCAAACAGCCTATGCTCGAAAGGTTGCATTGGAAAATCAAACTAAGCTAGCTTCTGCCGAAACAACAAGAAACGAAGCTCCTAAGGCTGATGCACCTCCACCAGGATCACCTCCTCCACCTCCTCCTGGTGCTCCTATACAAGACACAACAAGCGCCAAGGCTGAAGTTAAATTGGATTTAGGTGGAGCTACCATCTCAGCTACTGGAGAAATCAAACCAGCTGATGGTATTCCTGATTCAGCAAGACCACCACCACCTCCGGAAATGGCTTCTGGTCCTGGACCTGGTCCAGGCGGACCTGGTGGTCCTTCAAATGCGTCAAATCCTTCCTTGCCCCCACCTCCTGGAGCACCAGCAGGGTTTGCTGAAAGACAAGAGTCTCAACAAGATAGAAGATCTGGTCCTCCTGTAAATGCTTTGGCAATTGCAAGGAACGCTGTTGCCGCGACAGAATCTTTGGCCCGGTCAGTAGCAAGCGAATCTGCAAAAATGTCGTACAGTGAGAATGCCAACCCATCTGATGGTATTGGATTGAATTTGGATGGTACAGGAATTAGATTGAGTGTATCCGGTTTGGGCTTAGGTATTCAAACATCTAGTAGTTTCCAACAAGAAACAACTAACAGCAACTCTGCATTCAATAGTTTCAAAAGTGAAGTTGCAAGCTCTACAATGGCTTCAGCTCAAGAACAAAAAACATTTGCTAGACAAGAAAACACAAACAATAGTCAGACCATGGAAGTTCCATTGATTCCTCAGCAACAAAGCAATACCCACTTTGAAAATAAAGGCAATAGTATCACAGCTTTACAAGAACAACGAATTGATAATAATGAGACTGTTAAAAACAAAGGTGATGTATCAGAGTTAGCTGGTGGTGTTGATTTAACAAAGTTAACAACACTTCCTACAGGATACACAGCTTATCTTTCTTTGACAATAAAAGACTCACCTTTCTATGATATAAAGGAAGTCTATAAAAATCAAGTTAATGTTGATAATGCACGAGCTTTGAGACAAATGAGCTCTGATAGATTACACCAGCAATTAATCAACCTGCAATACAAATAAGGAATTAAAATGGCAGAAGAAATTAAAAACGTTAATGCAAAAATTGACGAAGCAGAAGCAGCTATGAAAAAGTATGCTTCCAAAGATACTGTTATTAGTATCGGTGGATATGAGTTTACGCCAGCCAAGTTAATGGTAGCTGCAACAATAGTTTCATCGGTACTGGGTGGACTTTACGGTTCATTTGAAGTTTACAAAGACTACATCGGAATGAAGAAAAAGATTGCCTCTTATGAAGCACCAGACTTGTCAGGGTTTGACAAACGCTTGGCTGTAATTGAAGAAAATAGTGGCAAGACTAGTGACTACACTCGTGATATTAAGAATGATTTGAAGAGTGACATTCGCCGCAATGAAAGTGTTACAGAACAAGTCGAGCGTAGTGTGAAGCAAGCTCAAAGAGAGACAGAAGCTGAAATGCGTCAAGCTCGTAAGGATGTTCGTGAAGACTTAGATAAGGCACGAGGTGAAGTAAACGCAATCCGCAAAGAAATGGCAGATGCACGAAGAGAAATTAACAGAGAAGTTGAGACTCTAAAGAAGGAAGTGGATAGCAAGATTCAAAAAGCTATTGATAACCCATTGGCAAACAAGTAATGTTTGGGACTGCTCTCGCCATCTATATGTTCGCTAAACAACCTGAGTGTGTTAGGTGGACGTGGATAGGTGATGTTTACAATAGGAAAGTGGTTTGTTTGGAGTGGCGTAAAAAAGAACCAGTAAAGAAAAAGTAATGTTTGATCCCATAACAATTGGCATTGCTTTTACTGCTGCACAGCAGTCAGTTAGCTACATTAAAAAAGCCATTGCTTTAGGTAAAGACGTTAACAGCCTTTACGGACAATTTGCTAAGTTTTTTGAAAATAGTGATGCTATACATTCAGCAGAAATAAAGCTTAGGTCTGAAAGTAAGATACTAACAGATGGACAAATTAGAGCTTTATCAATACAAATTGCAATGCAAAGTAAAGCTTTGCGTGATGCAGAAAAACAGCTCAAAGAGTTGTTAATTTACTCTGGTAACAGTGATGTGTGGGATCAGATGATGGCAGAGAGAGTTAGAATGTATAAAGAACGTACTAAACTTGAGATAGAAAAAAAGAATAGAGAGATACAGAAAAAAGCTGACTTAATAGATAGAATCTGTATATTCTTAGCTTTTGTAGCAATAACCATTCCAGTAGTTGGATTCAGCTTTGCAATGCTTATTAGATAATAAATATTTAAAAGGAGAAAGTTATGTTAGATATTTTACTTTGGGTAGCTGTAGGTGCATTTATTGGTTGGAATTTCCCTCAACCATTTTGGGCCAAGATAGTGCAAGAAAAAATACAAGCAATGATTGCTAAGAAGTAAGGAGAACTTTATGTCAGAAGAAAAAAAGCCTCTTAGTAGAAGCGAAAGAGAAGCACAAATAAAAGATAAAGCAGGGTGGCTCATTACCGTACTCGCTGCTTTGTTGGCTATAAACACTTACATTGCTTCTGGCAATAGTTCTAAGGTATTAAACAATACCATTAAAGCTAACGACACATGGGCGTTCTATCAAGCAAAGTCAATCAAACAAACTCTTGCAGAAATGGCTAGAGATGATGCAGTTGAAAGAAAACAATTTGATAAAGCAGATAAATTGACTGCTAAAATTAATAGATATGAAAGCGAGCCCGATAAAGGCGAAGGCAAAAAAGAATTATTTGCTAAAGCTCGTGCACTAGAAGCAGAGAGAGATGAGGTTCGTAAGTCTGGTCCTTGGATGACATTTGCTGGTTCTGGTTTCCAGATCTCTATTGTGCTACTATCTGCTAGTATCTTAGCTGTTGCACCTGCTCTATACGTTGCAAGTATTATAGTTGGTGCATTGTCTGCATTACTAATGAGTCAAGGAATATGGCTCTGGTTACCGATAGTGTTGTAATGAACACAAAAAAGTATCGGAGCATCTTTATCAGTGATGTTCACTTAGGTACTAATGATTGTAAAGCCAACAAACTAAATAATTTTTTAAAATACAATACTTGTCATACTTTATATCTTGTAGGAGATATAATTGATGCATGGCGTATACAACAAAATAAATGGCGTTGGAAACAATCTCATACTAATGTTGTAAGACGGGTTCTGGGACATGCTAAGCGTGGCACCAGGGTGGTATATATTGCTGGTAATCATGATGAATTTTTACGGCCAATGATACCTTACGGGTTCAGTTTTGGTTTAGTGGAAATTCATAATCAAATTGAACATATTGGTGCAGATGGTAAGCATTATCTCGTTACACATGGTGACTTGTTTGATGGTATAACCAAACTTGCACCGTGGATAGCATTTTTAGGAGATCGTGCATATGATGTGGTTTTATCGCTCAATAACAAATTCAATTGGATACGCCATCGCTTTGGTTTTGGGTATTTTAGTCTTAGTCAATATCTCAAAACAAAAGTAAAAAAAGCTGTTGATTTTATATTCCACTTTGAAAAAAACTTAGCTGGATATTGTAAAAAACGCGGATACGATGGTGTGATTTGCGGTCACATACATCATGCTGAAATAAAAGAGATAGATGGTGTTGTATACATGAATGACGGAGACTGGGTGGAGTCTTGTACTGCATTAGTTGAACACTGGGATGGTCGTTGGGAAATCATTACGTGGACCAAGGAAACAGATGAATCTATCGGACAAAATCACCATAGTAGTACCTTGCAAGAATGAGGAAAACTACATCCAACACTTGTTGGATTCTCTACGTTTGCAGAACATAGGTAATACAAAAGTTATTATTGCTGACTGTTCTACGGACAATACTAGACAAATCATAAAATCTAACAGTTCTTTTTTAAATGTGGAGATTATAGAGGGTGGTCCCGTTTCAGTTGCCAAGAACAATGGAGCACGTCTAGTAACTACTCCATACATTTTGTTCATCGATGCAGATGTTAGATTCTTTAAGCACAATGTTATTCAAGATGCTGTTAACAAAATGGAATCTTTGAACCTGGATTTAATTGGTTTGAAGATTAAGTGTTATGATAAGGACCCAAGAGCAATGATTGGGTTTACTATTTTCAATACTGTAAACCACGCCCTAAAATTTTTCTCACCATTTGCTGTTGGAGCTTTTATGCTAACTCGTAGAGATCGGTTTGAAGAATTTGGTGGGTTCCCTGAACAGCTATCAACATCTGAGGACTACTTCTTGTCCAGGAAGTATAACCCTAAGAAGTTTAGGATTATCAAGCACCACTTTGGCCAAGACTCCCGTAGATTCAAAAAGATGGGTTATCTTGGAATGGGTAAGTATCTTGTCAAGAACTTTATCAATAGAAACAACAAGGCTTATTGGGATAGCCTCGATTCCTCAAAATACTGGAGTTAAGTATGTAAAGCAATAAATTCTGCTTCAGGTATTCTAACTTTACCGTCCTTACTACCAAGCAGAATTACGATACGACGACCAACGTTTGTATCCAGCATCATTACAATACAACCGCCAGCAGCATTTGTTGTTCCAGTCTTACTAATAATAAAGTTATGACGTTTGCCGACAATGGGATTAGTGTTGTTAAAGTGTAGGGTCTTTTTACCGACCTTTATGCTTAAAACAGCTGTTTGGCTAGCCTTGACTATCTCTGGATAGTTGCTCGCCTCAAACACAAGACTAAGCAGGTCTAGAGCTGTACTAATGTTCATTGGACTGAGTCCTGTTGGTTCAACAAACTTTGTTCTTAGCATTCCGAGGCTATGAGCCTTTTCGTTCATGTATTTAACACACATAAATCTACCACCTGGAAAGTTGTCACAAAGAACTTTAGCTGCTTCGTTATCCGACTTAACCAAAGCAAGTTGAATTAATTGTTCACGGGTAAACTTACCAATCTTCTCTTGCATGTTTGGCTCGTTATCGAGAACAGCAATAACCGTCATTAACTTTGTTATACTTGCAATCGATCTAACTTCCGTAATGTTAGATCCCTCAATGAGGTTACCATTGTAGTCAGTCTCTAACCAACTATGTGCCGTGATGTTCATAGCAAAGGCATTGCTGCACAAAAAGCATAGAGTTAGTACTAAGTTTTTCATTTGATTTCCTCAAGTGTGGGAGCATACACACCCAACTTACCTACAGTTACAGCACTGGCTTTATTTGCAAATTTGATAGCGGAACCTATATCTGATGCCATTAAGTATTGATATGTTAGTGCTGATAAAAATGTATCTCCGGCACCACACACATCACTAACATCTACCTTATCACCAGGAAAGTTTTCCCCATGATAATAAGCACCTTTGCTGCCTGCTGTAACTATTAAGTCGTCACATACTGAAGTACACTGACCGTACTCCAACGAATTAATCTTAACAAAGCTTCCAGATAGCCTCTGAAGATCATTTTTCTTTGTATCTATGAATACAGGACCTTTAAATGTACTAATAACATTCTCCATTAGTTCATAAGTCACTACACCCTTATTATAATCAGAAATGACAACAGCATCATAAGAAGATGTCAAATCCACTTGACCAATTGTGATTGGCAGTGATTTAACATCATGGTCAATCCTGGCAATGTGATGATTTGTTCGCTCATCAATAAGTCTAATCTTTAAAGAAGGTTCCCGTGTAATGAAGTTTACATCACATCCAAGTGCTTTAAGATTTTGCTCAACATTGGAAGCCATTCCAGGCTTGGTAAACTTTTTTAAAAATTTTAAAATTGGAACGGGAGCTTCGGGGCTGATCCGATCTACTATTCCATACTGATATTCATCAACGCAACTATCGCCGATCAATAATATCTTGAATTTTTTGTGTTGAAGAGTATCCATATATTCTTGAATAATAAACTAATTGTTTTGCAAATTCACTTCCGATGATTGGTTTGCCCTCCCAATCACTTCCAACAACCATTATACCAGGTCTTATCTGTTTTACCAACATCTTGAGTTCTTCATCAGAATCAAAAATCATTACCTCATCAACAGCCTTCAGATTGAGAAGCATTTGTTGACGTTCGTATACATTATTGATTGGTCTACTGGTACCCTTCTTTTCACCAACTCGTCTGTCAGAATCTAGTCCAACAAACAACTTGTCACCAAGACCTCTAGCGTGATTCAGTAGACTGAGGTGTCCCAAATGAAGGACATCAAACGTTCCATTTACGAAGACATTCATTTATTTTTGTGTTATCTGATTTAGTAAATGCCTGGTACTTACCAACCAATTGATCAGGCATGGGAATAAATTCCAATTCACCACCATACAATGATTGAGTGTGCTTGGCAACATCTAAAAAAGACATTGTACTTCCTGTACCAACATTCCACACACCACCCTCACCTACGTTGAAGAATTTCTTGTGGATGTTAATTACATGATCTACATGAACAAAGTCTCTCAGGTAGTTTTCGCTACCTTCAAACAACCTAATCTTTCCTGTGTTTTTAGCTTGCTCAGCAAACTGTTGGAAAGGACTTGCTTGCTTTCCTTTATGTTCTTCGTGAGGACCATAAACGTTGAAGTATCTGAATCCTTGCACCAAAGCTGGGCTAGGGTTGTCTCTAACATAACGCTCGAACAAATATTTGCTCCAAGAGTAAGTGTTTACTGGACTTGCTTTCACATCTTCATCAAACCGATCCCCCAATCCATACACCGAAGCTGAGCTTGAGTATTGAAAATTGATTTTATTATCAGCACAGTACTTGTGTAAGAATATACTAAAATCCAAGTTTTGGGTTAGTACTTTTTCTACGTCCGTTTCAGTTGTAGATGAAATTGCACCTAGGTGCACAACCCATTCTACTCCTTTGAGAGAGGGGATGGATTCGCCCCATTCAAATAAAACTAAATCATGATCATCTTCAAGAGCTTTGACCATATTCTGGCCAATGAACCCCTTGTACCCAGTAACAAGTATTTTCATTTAAAAACTAGTAGAGACAACAATATAGTATGTACCACGAATCCAAAACCGATTGTTACCATGTTGATAATGTCTTTGAGAATTGCTGCCCGAACAAAGAACAATGCAAGACCGCCATAAACAAACAACACCATATCAATTGGTGGCAACTTATCATTGAACCCGGTCATTACAGAAAGGATAGTTGGAATAGTGGCTGCATGAATAATTAATAAACCCAACCAAGCTATTGTCTCAGCTGTAGTGACAGTCAACCGAGTTTTGCAGAATGATACAAACTGCTGAAAGTATTTCTCAAAATGTTCCATGATTATTCCTTATAAAAAATGTGGCGGCCAATCTTTGCTACTTTCTCTTTTTTCCATCCCGGGTTAACATAATCCGCATGGTAGAACAAAGCTTCTTTTAGACCATCTAATCTAAAATCCTCTAAAAGAACTTTCTTGGCTGCTGCAACTGATTCAGTATAGTTTGGACCGTGGATAGGCTTCATCTTCCCAGCATTCTCACAATACCAGCTGAACTGACAAACAACCCTCTCCATGAACACGTTCTTTTGATAAACAACCTTACAAACGTCAGAAGGAAATTTACCTGATTCAACACGGTTTAGAGTTACTTGAGCTACGGCAATCTTGCCTTCAAAAGGTTCAGATCCTGCTTCATAATAAATGTTCTTTGAGAGACAATCTAGTTGACGTTCTCTCTCCAACAACGTGATTGATGATGTACTTACTTTGTTGTGTTTGAAATACTCAATCTTATTAACACTCACTTGTGTAATAATTGAGAGAATAAGAATTCCGCCCACAATAAACATTATGGGCTTTAAAAGTTTATCCATGATCATTCCAACTTAGGTTTTATCAAAACCCATTGTTTTAATGCCAATAATACCTTTTTCCAAAAGGAAATGGTCAAATTGCTCACGGTCAGTAAAAACATCAACCCCTTCTGGAATTGTTTCTGGAGGAATCAACGCTCCTTCAACATCCCTCAAAGCATGAATGCAGTTAGCAACTGTATTGTCTTCAAGAGCAATGAGCTCATGAGTTAGATCTTTATCAATAAAAATTAACGAGGGAGCATTAAATATTTTCATACCCTTTTCCGTCTTGACGAGAAGAGAGCCGCTTGATAGCATAGTACCATGATGGTAAGGATGTTTGTGACCAATCTCTGTATCACCCTTCTTTTCAAAAACCATTGATCTAATGTATACGTTTGAAACCGCCATTATTTGAATACTGGGAGTCTTGTTTTCACTCATTTTTTTTCCTTTATAAAAAATGGTAGGTTATTCTGTTACGAGGAAACCTACCGAAACCCTAGTCAGCGTTTAGGCTGCCAATGCGAAACGTTCATCGTTTGCAGTTACTTTGATTTGCTTTTAACGTCTACTCCTGACGAGCTGTCCACTTCTATACTTGTAGCCCTGTCGAAACCAGAACAGGCCCATCAAAAGAATTCAGGCTTAGATTATATGGATGTCCGTGATCCCTTAGTCATCTTCATTACCGCACGGCGCAGGCCTAAATTCTTATGGTGGACCTGGCGGGAATTGAACCCGCGTCCAGAACTCTTTTCTAGTTGCTTCATACAACTATAACATGGTTAAACATCTAACCATGGCTTATATTTATCGATACGGGGGCCAGAAGCGATTAAAACCAGCCAAGAACGCTTTCCAACAACCGTATCCACATAATCCATCGGAACTGCGTGAACTCCTCTCTTATCGAAGTATTCACGAATTGTATCCTTGTAATCCTCTACCCAACGATCAAACTTAAACGACTTCTGATAAAACCTGAAGTGCTTAGTCTCAATAGTATGCCAAAGGAGGTTCAGAGTATCTGTGATGTTGCCTTGCCAAAGAACAACATCACCAGGGTACATCTCATCAGGCGTCAAGTTCTTCTTGATAATTTTCTTCGTCATAATCCCCTCTTGTTTGGATTTCAATATCACCGAAAGTGATCAAGCCATGATTATACCCGACTTCAAAAGGTTCGTCAAATGTGACCAAGTTGATGGAATCGCCTGCACTGGTGTGTTCATCAACCATTGCAATAGGGACGCAAGAGATGCAACCAGCATCAACGCCATACTTAAAACCAAACCCGTCACGATAACAACCGTCCCCATAAGCAGTACTAAACACAGCAAAAGGAAGTTTGGTGACACTATCGATAAAAATGTTACCACGATCAGGAAGAAGGTAACCGAAATAATTAGTTTCTTCAAGAAGTCGGTCATACTTTTCGTCTCGGATAATGTAGCAGGGGTCGGCAATAAAATAGGTTCCAGCAGGCAATCTCATCATGTTCTCCTTAAGCGGCTTCAGCGAATTCGATTGCGGACTCAAGAGCTTTGATCTTGAGATTCTTGTTTGCACCAAACCAAGCTGATTGCAAACGTGTATCAGCAGTCTTACCAATCTTGTGATCGGTCAAGTATGTGACAGCGTTGAAAGCTTGCCACCAAGATCCCTCAGCATAGTTCGCACCAGGTTGTGTGTTAATCACTTCCAAAGCGCGAGTAGCACTTTTTGACAACTCTTTGCGTTGAGGACCCTTCTCTTTGTTGTAAACCAGGACTGGAAACACTTCTTTGAAGTACTCAGCCAGTTTGTCCTGTGTATACCGCTTTGAGCCAAGGAAACTAGCCATTTCTTTGTACTTGGCAAGCTTCTCAGTAGCTATTCCTAGCTGCTCTTTTACCTGGGAAGGATCAAAGACAGTTCTGTGGTTCTTTTTGACAACACGTTCGGTGTGCTCCTTTAGTGCTAACGTCAAAGTATTGTTACAAACAACACGGATCGGTGTGAAACGAACATCGATACACTGACCAAACTTATGAGGATTTGTAAACAAGAGATACGAATCGACTTGGTCGCCTTTGAACAAATCAAACGAATCTTTTACCTTAGCGAGAGCCCAAACAATTTGACCGTCGCGGAGTGAACCAGCAGTGTTCATCTCCATGTCACCAGCATCGCAGTATTCTGAAAAGAATTGGAATGCATCGTGATTCTGTACTGGGTTCCAATCACTTGAAACAACATCGAGTACTTTGTTATCGGTAGAACGAACAAGAGCAGAGACGCCCACGTTAACACTCTTACCATCGATTTTAGAGAATGCAGGAATCTTGTCTACTGTCCAGTCAAGATCTGCGGCTTTCAGCATCTGCTCGGGAGATAAGTCTGCAGGGACTTTCTTACCCAAACCGTGCCAGGGAGTTTCGCCGGCGTAAGCCATAGTTTCAATATTGTGAGCCATAATGTGGTTCCTTAGTTAGTTGCGGTAGGTCTATTATAACGTGTTTCCGAGAAACAGTCAACAGTTATTTTGGTTAGGTCAAACACCCAAACCCATCCCTGCCAGGATGAAGTTTTGAGCTCTTGTAAGGATGAATTCCTTGCTAGCAGTAGGCTTATTCATCTGGTCAATAATAGCCAGTTTCATAGGTTGCTTTCCACCCCCAGCCATAATTACTCCCTCAGCGAAAATCTTAAAATCTTCCCTGTCCATGATGCGGTAAGCATCATACAACTCTGTAAGAGCATCATTGCCTAGCGTGTCGTTTTGCAGACGTGGCTTGGATGAGGTCTGAGTCTTCAGTTGCATTTTAGGACTCGCTTTCTTCGCTCAGAATAAACTGAACTACTTCATAAGCATCATCGCCAAATTCATTGAGCACCAAATCCATGATGCGATCGTTGGACACTCCAGTTTCGAGAAGATCGTAAGTCATTGAACTGATCTCATGCTCAATGTTCTGATCCATCATAAGGTAGTGTTGCTTCGTTCTAAACATATTGATCCCTTTTGTTTGTGGTAAACGATTATACCATGAGACCAAAAAAAAGGCAACCCTTAGTTGCCTTGTCCTTCACTATCGAATGCAAAGTATTCGTGAAGCTGATTTAATATTTCTCTTTCTACATTTTGAGCAATCACTTCCTGTGGAGGATTGTCATCATGCTTGTACGAGCGGTTCAATCCAAATTGGATTCCACGTTCAATACAGTCGGTGAGGATTGGATAAAATTTAGGTTTCATATTTTCTTTCTGGTGGAACGACTGGGACTTGAACCCAGAAACCGGCTTTCACCGATCGACTGATTAGCAATCAGCTCCAATACCGTTATGGGACCGTTCCATTATACTCAACTTTTGTTTTCAAACAACATTTGAGGACCTTGGTCTAAACATTCTTCTGTTGATAAAACATCTTGGTACTCATTCTTAAATACAGCTTCATCAAACTTTTGAAGGTCTCTACCAAAGATGGCATCCCACCTGCTGTTGTATTCTTCTTGAGCCACACTGAATGGACGTGGCTTACTTCCCTTACCTGACATAACAATCTCCTTAATAATATTATTGGCGGAAAGCAGAGGAGTCGAACCCCATCCCATTTCTGAGAACCTGGTTTTCAAGGCCAGTCGCGGGACCGTCCCCACTGCATTACTTTCCATATGTATGGTGCCGGATGTCTGGATCGAACAGACGACCTATCGCTTACAAGGCGATTGCACTACCGCTGTGCTAATCCGGCTGGCATCCCCCAAGAGACTCGAACTCTTTCTGACAGTTTTGGAGACTGTAGTGCTGCCATTACACTAGGGAGAAACAAAATGGACCGTCCTGAGGAACTCGAATCCCCAACCTTTTGGTTCGTAGCCAAATGCTCTAATCCATTGAGCTAAGGACGGATGAATTGGTACCTGGTGACAGTTTCGAACTGCCGACCCGCTGCGTGTAAAGCAGCCGCTCTACCACTGAGCTAACCAGGCATGGTGGATGAAGGTGGATTCGAACCACCGACCTGCGCCGTATGAAGACGTTGCACTACCGCTGTGCTATTCATCCTGGTGCCTCAGGTCGGACTCGAACCGACACGCACTAGGCACTGGCTTCTAAGACCAGCGTGGCTACCATTACACCACCGAGGCAAATTTGGGCAGACGTAAGAGAATTGAACTCTTGATATCGGAATCACAACCCGAGGTTTTACCACTAAACTAACATCTGCATAAACCATAGAAAAACACACTATCCTAGACTGACTACTTTGGGACGGGCTTTCCTATTGGGATACCGTTCGTAATGTGTTTATCTATGGTACGAGTAGGGGGATTCGAACCCACGACCAATAGATTAAAAGTCTACTGCTCTACCAACTGAGCTATACTCGCATTGTGTTGTCGACGCAATGCCTTGTTAGACTTGCGATGGACGCCTGCTTTACGGGATAGTGCTAGACGAACGAAGCAGTTACGTTCGCGCACAATTGTCTTTCGTTTCATAATTACTTTCTTAAAATTAAATGGCAGAGGGTACTGGGATCGAACCAGTGATAACAGAGTCAAAGTCTGGTGTGTTACCGCTACACTAACCCCCAACAAAAATGGTCTCGGTAGGAAGAATCGAACTTCCGTCTCATGGTCCCAAACCACGAATTCTGCCATTAAACTACACCGAGAGTGGACTGACAACTTATCACATTGTACTCCGTCAGTCAAGGAGATTTTGGTGGAGATGACAGGGATCGAACCTGTTGTGACATAAGTCGGAAGATTTACAGTCTCCTGCCATACCATTACGGCGGCATCTCCAATTTGGTGCTCGGTAGGGAATTCGAATCCCTGTTCACGCCGTGAAAGGGCGTTGTCCTAGGCCTCTAGACGAACCGAGCATTGAAAGGAGGGCGCTTCACATAGTCGTTTAAAAGTAGGTGCATCCTTTCGGCACTCACCACTCCCCTTATAATTAGGATCAGGCCACTTACCCTCGTAAGCCCCTGAATGAGTAGTTACCCTGTCCACCCCATTTTCATGTAGACGGTGGAGGTCCGCCTTTGTGATTTCTCAAGTCGCTCTCAAGCAAGCCTTGCGGTAGATCCAATGCACCGTAGCCGTTTGGTGGCTAATCACCCACTTTCGATAACGGTCAAAGTGTAACACGAGGTTTGGAGTGGGTGACAGGACTCGAACCTGCATGGAACGGATTTGCAATCCGCGGCCTAACCATTCAGCAACACACCCACATAAAATTGGCTCCTCGACCTGGGCTCGAACCAGGGACAACTTGATTAACAGTCAAGTGCTCTACCAACTGAGCTATCAAGGAATATTTGGTTGCGGAGGCTGGAATCGCACCAGCGGTCTTCAGGTTATGAGCCTGACGGATTACTACTTTCCTACTCCGCGATAACTTGGCGGTCTCAAGGGGTAACGATCCCCTTCTTCAACAGTGACAGTGTTGTGTGCGTCCATGAACACTTTGAGACCTAATTCTTTGGTGGACCGACGGGGGATCGAACCCCGACCCGAGGCTTGCAAAGCCACTGTGCTCCCATTATCACTATCAGCCCAAATATTATAGTAAAGTGCTATCTGCCGATTTGTCAAAATGTAGCTAACACAGACAAGCGAATAGCAGTTATATCAGGACCTGTTCCTCGCACAGTTAGGCCCGAATAGTGTACACGTCTGCACACGTTACCATGATAGCACTTTACTATAATACCATTAGTAAACACACTGGCAAATCCCTTCCTGAGCTATGCATTTGCTCTGCGCACTCTTGTTATCACGTATTCCTTGGACTTGAGATCTAACTCTGGAATGCAAACTTGGTTGATGGGATTACCCCATTGGTCTGACTTACTTCCATCCGCAACGGTACTGGGCAGTGTGTTTACTAATGGTATCCGGTAGAGGTAACGATCCTCTGTCTATGGCTTATCAAGCCATTGCTCTACCATTGAGCTAACCGGACACATATTGAAACCTAAATTGTAAAAGAACTTTTGCTTATAGGAGACTCGATCGTCCCACTACGTATTATACCCAGATCCAGTTTTAAGTCAACAGTTTGGTCAACTTATTTTAGATCAACGCTAATAAAAAACCCCAGGCTCTTTCGAGGCTGGGGTCTTGTATTAGAGCTGGACTTTGTGCTCTTTACACGACCCCTACAGTATCCCAGCTTTTCTCACACGCAAAGATACCATGGCCTGTTGAGGGCTGGCAATTCGGTGTTGAAATGGCTGACAGTGTAAAATGCACAAAATTCTCCGTTGTTGTTTGTATATAGTCTATTATCTAGCAAAACCAGAAAAAGGTCAACAGTATAAATCTACTTTTGTACCCAACTGGATGTTTTTATTTTCTTGTAGTTCAAAAGTCCTACGCTGAAACAAGTACAACTCCATATCTTTGTACTGATTGTAAATTCTCTGATTCCTAGCTATTCTCTGCTCTTCGTTGTATCCGTTCAACCTAGAAGCTTCGATAGCCTTTTCTTCTTCTTTTATTTTCTGTTTGCGATCAGTAAGCTGTTGCACACGAACTTGATCTAACTGCTGTGTATACAATCTAGAAGCGTAACCAGTGTTATTGGATACCTTTTCTACTTGCATTTTACTTTGTCGATTAAGTCGCATGCGGCTTTTGCGTAACGAATGTCATAAATGCAGTCCAGTAATTCCAGTTCTTGCATAATTAGTTCGGTTGTCTTGGCTTGAAAAAGCTCTTGTGCATACAAAAGGTCATCTACTGACGCAGTATCGTACCATTCCAGCAAAGTTTGATGGTCAACCTTCAACAAAAAGTCCAAATTTCTTTGGTCCCTTTCGTTCATTCTGTAAGATTGCACTTTTTTTGAATTGTTTTTCATTTTTTGAGCGACATTTCAATAAATTCGTTCATCCTGAATGCAAATATGGATAATTTCAATTCAGGATTACTCTTTTTTAAATCTTTTGCACGAGATTCTGCCATTTGTGTGTTATGGAAAAATCCATAAACGATCATAGTTGACTTATCGTACACAAAATAGAACATTTAACCTCTACTTACTTGCAAAAACGCTTGGCGTTGTAGAAGTATGTAGTAGCTCC